AATATCTTGAGCGAATTGCCGAAATGGCGGGCATTGAATCCGAGGATGCGGACGAAAATGGGCAGGGGTTGCTTGAGCGTGCCATATCCGCGATTATTGGAACTGTTATGGCTGAAAAGGCAATTCATAAATCCTTCGAGGAAACCAAGTTCCTCAAAGTAGACGACGAACAGCGCATCGTCTACGGATGGGCGTCTGTTGTCACTGAAGACGGTGAGCCTGTAATTGACACTCAGGGCGACATTATTTCCACCGCTGAAATGGAAAAAATGGCGAACGACTTCATGGAAGATGTTCGCATGGCCAAAGCAATGCACGACGGCGATGGAATTGGCGAAGTAATTCATTCGCTTCCGCTGACTGCTGAATTGGCCAAAGCCCTTGGAATTGAGAGTGACCTTGAGGGCTGGATTATCGGAATGAAGATCCACGACGATGATGCGTGGAGCAAAATCAAATCAGGCGAATACGCCGGGTTCTCGATTGGAGGGAAAGCCGATGCCTCGTAACCTGATGAACATCCGCCTTGATGAAGTCAGCGCCGTTGATGCGCCGGCCAACAAGAGCGCCAAAATCGTTCTCTACAAACGCGACGGAGATAGCATGAACGAAGACGATATGTCTGACGCCATGAAGGCGAAGATGAAAGAGTACATGGACAAGGGCTACTCGAAAGAGGACGCCATGAAAATGTGCATGGGCGAGAAAACACAGAAAGGAGGCCCCAACATGGACCCTCAAGAACTCGCTGAGAAGCTGGAAGCCCTTGAGGGACAGGTTGCTGACCTGACCAAGCGGGCCGAGGCTGCTGAGGCCGCGAAAGCGGAACTGGAGAAGGCTACTGATGAGGCGGGCTTTGACATCGAGGAAGGCAAGCTGGCCAAGCGTGCCGATCCTGAGTTCATCGAAGTCGGTGGCGAGAAAGTCGAGAAGTCGGCTGTCCCTGCTGCTGTTCTGAAGGCGCTTGAGGCTCAGGCCGAAGAAGTCGCCAAGATGAAGGCCAAGGAAGCCGAAGTTGAACTCGCCAAGCGTGGCGCCGAGACTCTGCCTCACCTGGCTGGCACTGACCTTGCCAAGGGCAAGTTGCTGGAAGCCATCGGCGGTGACGAAGAAGTTCTGAAGTCGCTGAAAGCCGCTGACGCTGCCATCGCAAAGGCAATGGAAGAAATCGGGAACAACCCGATGGACGACGAATCGTCGGCCAACTACCGCCTGAACAAGATGGCGGACGAATATGCGGAAGCCCACAAGGTTCCGTTCGAGTCGGCGTATGCCGAAGTCACCAGATTCGGTGAGGGCCGCGAACTGATGCTCGCTGCTCGCGCCGAAGGCTAAAAGGAGGGGCAAAAATGGCCTTTAATAATGCTCAACACGTTGTCACCCTTGAAGCCGGTGCCAACTACGCTACGAAGCAGTTCTTCTTCGTCAGCATGTCGTCCGACGGTCAGATTGACCCGACTGGCGACGGTGCTGCCGCAATCGGCGTTCTGCTGAATGATCCTGCGGCACAGGGCCGCGCTGCTGAAGTCTGCATCGGTGGACTTACCCGCGTCGAGTGCGGAACTGCTGGCGTGACTGCTGGTGACGACATCGCGTCGGACGCTAGTGGAAATGCTGTTCCCGCCGCAACTGGTGATGTGATCCTTGGTACCGCTCTTGAGACGGGTGCTGACGGTGAAGTCATCTCCATCATCTTCCAGCCGCGTAACGCTGCTGCCTAAGTCTGAAGGAGACAGATAAATGGCACAACCTACCAATAGCGCGGTCCACGTTGACAGTGCGCTGACCAACATCTCGGTTGCGTTCCTTCAGAACGCCAACAACTTTGTGGCCGGTCGGGTCTTCCCGAACGTGCCGGTGTCGAAGCAGTCGGACCGCTACTTCATCTTTGACCGTGGTTCGTTCAACCGCGACGAAGCACAGAAGCGTGCTCCGGGCACTGAATCGGCTGGCGCTGGTTACGAACTGGACAACACGCCGACCTACTTCGCCAACGTCTATGCGTTCCATCAGGACGTACCGGACCAGGTTCGCGCCAACGCGGACGCTGCCGTTGACGTTGAGCGTGCGGCTGCTGAACTGGTGATGCACAAGATGCTCATCAAGCGTGAGAAGGATTGGGTTACGTCCTTCTTCTCGGGCAGTGTCTGGACCAACGACTACGACGGTGTTGCGTCTTCGCCTAGCGCGAACGAAACCATCCAGTGGTCGGACGGCACGTCAGGCGATCCGATTGGTGACATCCGTGACGCGAAGTCCACCATCCTTGAGAGCACCGGCTTCATGCCGAACACTCTGGTTGTTGGCCAGAAGGTTATGGACGCTCTTGTGGACCACCCGGACATCGTTGACCGTGTGAAGTACGCGACCTCCACCACGGAGTCGCCGGCGATGGTCAACGAGCGCACGCTTGCTGCTCTGTTCGGCCTTGACCGCATCGTTGTTTCTCGCGCAATCGAGAACACCGCTGCTCAGGGCGCAACCAACTCGCACTCGTTCATCGGCGGCAAGAAGGCGCTGCTCACCTACGCAGCACCGGCTCCGGGCCTGATGACGCCGACGGGCGGCTACACCTTCTCGTGGAGCGGCTTCATGGGCCAGACGAATGCTTTCGGCATCGCCACGAAGCGTTTCTATATGGACCCGCTGGAAAGCACCCGTGTTGAGGCCCAGATGGCCTACGACATGAAGCTGGTGTCTGCTGACTTGGGCTTCTTCTGGGATACCATCGTAGCCTAAACGGTTGGTACAAAAGAATGGAAAGGGCGGTGCGATTGTGCCGCCCTTTTTCTTTGTGTATGGTTATGGCAAACAAAATATGGAGTTTAGCAATGGCCCGACTGGTATTTAGAGAGTTTGACGCAAGCAAGCCGACATATGCGCGACGTGCTTTTATCGCCAATGGGCATGGGTTCAAGGTTGGAGATGTATTTGATTGGCGGCGCATGGCTGTCAGTCAGCGCCGTGCAAAGCAGATGTTTGAGGCAGGTTGGATCAAGCACGATACCGAAAGCGATAAGAAAGCACCCGAACCTGTGGTAATTGAGCCTGAAATTGCCGTTAAGGATAAGGTATCATTTGAGCCGCAGATTGTTGTTGAGGATAATCTTGACGCGATTGACGACATGAAAGAACTGCGTCGAATTGCGGACAAGATTGGTGCACCGTATAAAGTGAGCAAGGCCGATCAGCGATTGGTCATCCGTGAACACATGAACAAGGAGGCTGACTAATGGCCGTTACTATCTCGCTGTATGACCATACGGCAAAACTGTTTGCAGACGGCTCGAATGCCGCCGGCGATACCTACAAACTGAAGTTGTATGCAACGGCGACGTTTACGGCAGCGGACACGACGCTGGCTGGCGTGACGGGCACCGAGGCGACGACCGGCACCGGCTACACCGCTGGCGGACAGACGCTTGCCAACGTGGCTGTGACGACTGTCACGACGAACGACGCGAAGTTCGACGCTGATGACGTGACCTGGACTGCTTCGGGCGGCTCGATTGATGCGGCCTACGGCATCATCTACAACGACACGGACACCAACGATCCGCCGATTGCCTTCATCGACTTTGATGGCACGCAGTCGGCTGGTGACGGCACCGACTTCAAAGTTGTCTGGAACGCGAACGGTATCTTCACCTTCACGGTGGCCTAATGGTTACGCTCGTCAACCGCGCCAAGGTAGCGACGGCCACAACCGGCACCGGGACGATCACTCTCGGTGCCGCCGAAAGCGGCTATCAGACGTTCGCTGACGCGGGTGTCACTGATGGCGACGTGGTGCGTTACGTCATCGAGGATGGCACGGACTGGGAGATCGGCACAGGCACCTACACGGCGTCTGGTACTACGCTGTCTCGCACGGTTGACGAGAGTTCCAATTCTGACGCTGCTCTGAACCTTTCGGGCAGCGCGGTGGTTTATGTGTCGGCTGCGGCTGAGGATATTCCCTTTAATTATGCAGAGGGAGTTTGGGATAATAACACCGTTGTCCCCCCAAGTGCTACAGGCTCTTATTCTGTCGCTATTGGACGTGAATCATCCGCCACCACTACAAGCGCATCCGCATTTGGTTTTCAATCTGTTGCTTCTGGAACTCAATCGGTCGCAATAGGTGACGCAAGGGCATCTGGAACTAGTAGTTTTGCGGCGGGAATCGGAGACAACAGCACCACTTATGGTGCCAAAGCAACATACTCGGTTGCGGTTGGTTATCTTGCCACAGCTTCCAACTTTGGGGGTGCGGCATTCGGGAAAGGTGCGACGACTGCTGTCAACAATTACAATGTTGCTATTGGAAACAGTTATACAAGTGGGGCTGATGCCTTCGCCGCAGCCATCGCCAACAACACCTCAAGCTATGGCGCTACTGGGGCTAACTCGGTGGCGATGGGGAGCTTGGCTAAATCAAGTGGAATAGCAACAACTTCTATAGGCAATCAATCTATATCTTCTGGCACTGATTCAGTTGCTATCGGAGATTTAGCGGAAGCTACTCAGACTTTTTCTTATGCTATAGGATACGATACAACAGCATCTGGCGCTCTTTCTTATGCAATCGGTAGGGCGGCTACAGCAAGTGAATACGCTAGTTTTGCCTTGGGGACTTATGCGGTTTCTAATGTGCAAGGAAAGTTCGCTTATTCCGCAGGGCGAATAGCAAACGTAACAGGCTCTGCCCTCTGTGGTCTGTTTCACCTTATGTCTGACACCACAGACGCTACGCCTGAAGCCCTGACAACAACAAATACGGCTGCGGCTACCAACAACCAAATCATCCTCCCCAACAACTCTGCTTACGCCTTCCACGGCACCATCGTAGCGCGTGAGCAAGCATCGGCAGGCACAGACTGCGCGGCATGGAAGATCGAGGGCTTGATCCGGCGTGAGGGCAGCGCAGGTACGACAGTGCTGGTGAACAGCGCCACGACTGTCATCGACAACACCCCCTCTTGGGGCTTGGCCCTGAGCGCAGACACAACCAACGGTGGGCTCAAAATCGAGTTCACAGGCGCAGCGGCTACGAACATCCGCGTCGTGGCTTCAATTCATACTAGCGAAGTCACGTACTGATGGCCTCTTTTGCGGAAAAAATAGAACCTTACGCAGTTCAAATCTCTGAGAGTGGCTGCATGATCTGGACGAGATGTGTTGATGCCCTCGGCTACGGCAGAATGTATTACAAAGGCCGCTCTGACCGTTCTCACAGGGTTTCCTTTGTGCTTTCTACTGGCTCTGAAATCCCAGACGGAAAGCAGATCAATCATCACTGCGACATTCGCTGCTGTGTAAACCCCGACCATCTCTATCTTGGAGACAAGAAAGACAATGTGATGGATATGGTGCGGCGAGGTAGGCACGCTGGCGGAAGGGCTGACGTCGTGGCCAAGCAGTCAAAAGCGATGACCGGAAGGTATTTGGGCGACGCAAATCCTCGGTGTAAGATAAAGGTTTGCGACCAGCAGGCAATCTTGGACCTCTTAGACTCCGGCAAAAAGATGCAGGCCGTTGCGGCTCTGTTTAACGTACATCCCACCTACCTGTACTCGCAGGTCAAAAAATGGAGAAACGCTTATGGCGATCCAGTTGAACCTTGAAACCAG